CAGTAATAAGATTAAAAACAGGGTCGATTGCATTTTTCTTGACCCAACCGCCCAGGTTGGATACCATTTCCCATGTTCTTTGAACTGCTACAACTGCTGGGTCAATAAACTCTTTGATTGGTTGAATAATTGTTTCACCAATCTCTTGTGCCTTTTCTAAGGCTTCTCCAACTTTTTTACTTACTCCTTTACCAACAGCACCCATTAATTCGGGAAGGAGTGTCAGTGGTGCGCCTACAAATTGTGTAAGCTCACCAATTTTACCGAGGAAGTTCCCAGGATTCCATCCAGTAAGCATTCCTTTAATTTTATTGAATGCCCATGTAATTGCAGATTCAGCAGCAATTTCAATAATTTTAATGAGAATAGGACCACCCTCAGTGAAGAGTTTTCCAACACCCTTAGCACCCGCTAAGAGAGTATCAAACATCAAATTAACAATCTCACCAGGACCATTCAACACATACTTTTCAAATGCATTCCAAACTGCTTGACGCCATGGTTTAGATGCATTCATTATCATTTCGGCAAAGTTTGCCATTTGACCACTAGCGAAACTCCAGAGTGACTGCATGGCACTCCAAGTGTTCTGCATGATTTGTCCACCAACATTCAAGAAGGTTTGCCAGGCACCTGCCCAGAAATCCCCATTCATGATGTATTCTTCCCAAAGTTTCTTCAGTCCACTCATCGCCTTTTTGCCGAGAGCACCTAAAGACTTACCAAGGTCTGCCTTACCAGTGAATGCGTCATATAAGAATCCGCCTAATGCCTCACCAGCAAGACCGCCGAGCATAGCACCAAGGAAACCTCCAAGAGGTACTGTAATGGGCGCTGCAGGACCGCCCAGAGCGCCAATAGCGCCACCTGCCCATCCGCCAAGCAATTCACCAATACCAGCACCAACTGCTCTTACTGCCGCTTTCAGGAAGGGTTCACCTGCTGCCCAGTTAAATGCAAATGTCAGTAATGGACCAATAACAGGAATTCGGTTAAATGTTTTTGTCAACCATTTAACGCCACCCTTACCAATCAGTTTTAGAATAAATCTTTGTGTCGCTTTATCGACACCTCTTCCAAAAATCTTACTACCAGTTAATTTTGCTGCTGCTTCAGCACCCTCTTGTGTACCCTTCTCAGCAAGTTCCTGGGCAATTCGCTTGTTTGCCTGAGTAGAAAGAGACCCTAATGCTGGTCTGGATGTAATCTTTCCAGCTTTAATTAACTTATTAACATCAGCATTAGCACGTCTTGCTGCCGCAGATGGAGGTACACCCTCTTTAATTAATTGATTATATCTATTATCAAATGCTGCTCTTGCATTAGCACCATGAGTTTTAGAAACTTTATCAGCAAGTCTTCTCTGAGCAGAATCTAAACCAGTATCTTCAATACCAGTGAATCCAGACTTAGGATTAACATTAACCTTCGATGCTGGTTTACCATCTGGAGATAGTGATGACCCCTTTCTAGTACTTCTTGTTTTACCTTTGTCTGCTCCTGGTTTTGTTGGTTTCTTATTTCCAATGAGGTCAAGAATACCTAAAATATCAGTAATTAAACTGAATGGATTCATCAGGTATTTCAACCCAATGATGCCCTTCATCAAAGTTCCAATGGCACCTAATTTAGTCGCAAAGTCTCCATTGGGGTCTGCAAGACCAGCAATACCATCTAAAACATTTTTAGTAAATCCAGCAGCCCAACCAAATATTTTTTTGAAGACAAATTCAGTCTTCCTTAAAAACTCGGTTAACTTCTTAATATTTTTCTTATCTGCTACCCACTCTAAGATTTCTTTTGTGATAAGAAACGTTCCGACCTTAAGGAGTACACTTCCAATAGGACCAAAAAACTTTTCTAAAAATCCAAGAGATTTTTGAGCAATTTTCTTTGATTTTCCAGACAAATCTATTTTTGATTTGCCTGCTTTACTTGCCTCTTGCTTTTCTTCTGCCGCAGCATCTCTTTCTCTGCGTAATTTGCGGCGCTCTAATATTTCTTGTTCTTTTTCGTTCTTAGTGCGAAGGATTGAGACTTTTTCTAAATCCTTGATTACAGTTGAAACCGAATAAACACTAGCACCCAAGCGGTTCAGTGCCAAAGTTTGTTTCTTGGCAGCAGCAACTGCCAGGGTCGATTTTCCACCTAACCCTGGGTTAACAAACTTATATGGTTTTAGTTTAGCCACTCTTTGCTTGTTGCTCCTTCATTCGGCGTTCTTCTTCTTTTAGGAATTGAACTAATAGACTCACATAAATTTCCTTTTCCCAAGGCATTAGATTATCGATATGGTCGATATTCCATTTATGATGATGCATTAATGCAAAGTTTCCTTCATAATAAGAACGGAGACTGGTGTGAAGGAGTGCTATGCGAAAAAACTAGCAAGACCCTCAAGAACAACCTCACTTTCAACACCAGTATTGGGATTAGTTACCTTTACTGTATGTGTCAACTTAGGCATTGTTTCAAAAAACTCTTGAATTTTAACAAATTGAGCACTGTTTAATTGCTCCAAGAATTCAAGAAGTTCTTGCTTCGTAGAATCTGCACAATCATATACTTGTTCAGCATCTGCAATGGTTTTCATACAAGAAACTGCCATTTGGAAAACCTGGTCAATTCCAGATTCGCCTTCATCAGCAAAATTCATACTAACAAAACTTTCAAGATTGGGATATCCCATAGTGATGATAATTTCATCAGATAATTTAATTTCAGATTTATGCTTTCTATTCTTTACAACTTTAATGTCGTCCAGGGGAATAGAAACTGCTACTGTAGTTTCATTATCGTCGGGACAAGTGATTGAAATATCAACACTTTCACCAACAGACTTGGTACGAATTTGTAAGAAAACATATTCGATATCAAAAGTTGCTAAGGACTCAACATCCTTAATGTCAGTACAATCTTTGATAATGTTTTTAATCGCAACAACGATGTCAGATTGTTCACCAGTTTCAGTTGCAAGAAGAAGAATTTTTTCTTCTTTAACAAGAAATGGTCTATAATTTACAGTTCTGCCATCAGAAGGCAATTTCAGTTTGTACTTAGGTACATTTAACTTAGGTAATGCCATAAAAATTCAACTCAGTAATTGTATTTATAGGGTCAGTTTCCAGGTCCAATTCTTTGTCTCTGGTCAAGAAGTGCTCTTGGATTTCTAGCAGTCTGGTTTCTAGAAGTTGCTTCTGTTGTATTATTATCATTTCCTCCAGATGGTACAGCATTTACCGCTGCAGATGCTCCTGTACTACCGCCAGGAATTGTAATTGCTCCTCTAATACCAGCATCATCAAATTGACTTTGAGTGTAGAATCTATATCTTTCATAATAAAATTGAACATTCAAATCCATAGTCTTTGCAGAATCATTGTCTAATTGAACTGACCCGATATTATATGGGAAAACATTTTTCAATACCCATACAGCAGTTAATTTATTCTTTCTTGCAAGAAGTGCATTATTTCCATTCTCTCTAATTGCTTTTAATAATTTGGGGTCAGATACACCATAATCACCGCCGCCTCTTTCCCACTTATAAATGTAAACCTCAGGACAAGTATAATTAAAGTAAAAATCTGTATATTGATTAGCATCTGGTGCCATCAACTGAGTCCAACGTTCAAAAAAGTTTCTCGTATATTGAGAACGCGGCATAGTGAAAGTCATAGAAATCTGACTAAATGCTGTACCAGATGCATATTTGTATCCAGCACCAACATTGGTTGTTTGACCCGTTGTTACTTGTTTGCTAGGCAAGTTTACATTCTTTGCATAATAATCTAGGAGTAAAGATAAATCACCCTTTTCTGTCTGAAAAACATCAGATGATACACCAGTACCGCCAGGACGAAGAATGGGTGGAGTAGCAAAATGCACAGAAAAAAGATTAGTGAAAGAAGGATTATTAGATTCCTTCTTAAAGAATCCCATGAACTCCTGTAAAGAGCTATATCTTGCTGATTCGGGTCTTGGAATTGCCATTAGACTTTGAGTTCCTTTTCTGTGATTAACATAAACTCCCATCCATTATCAATACAAAACTCTGTTGCTGCTTTCCATTTTGCTTGGTTCACTGCATATGTCACAACTTCATTAATATATCGTTTTGTGTTTCTTTTTTGTGTTTTGGGTTCTTTAGTTTGTTTGTATGGTTTGACTTCGACTAGATATTTTTTGTTTCCGATTTTAACGTAAAAATCTGGAAAATATCTATGTCTTTTACCATCAACAGGAGAAACATATGGGATGATAATCTCCTCACTACCCCACTCTACAACAGAAGGAGTAATGTCACACCATTTCATGAATTTGTATTCCCAAGATGACCTATAAATCACATTATTCGGGTCTCCTTTATACTTCCTAGGAAAGGAAGGTCGGTACTTACCTTGATATCTCATAAATACATAGAGGTCACATAGTATTTAGGTGTTATCTTGGCTAATATTTTCGTATATCCATTAACAACTCCTGTTGCGGGCGGAGATACTGCTCCAGAAGCAGATGGAGCTACGACTGCTATTGACTATGTAATGTTCCAAAGACAAAGAATCAATTACAAAGATTCGCAAAGAAAATACTTTGGTAGGGCATTCCCAGAGACAAACACTCTTCAACTGAAGACTGATAGTGATAGGGCATATATTGCTATGCCAAAAAGTCTACAAACCCAATATCAACCCCAGTATAAACAAATTGACGTTGGAGTTGCTGGTGTTGCTGCACTAACTTCTCTGGGTGGAGACCTTTCGGTAGAAACTATTGCTCAAACGGTAAGTGATGCAGCAGGAGCAGCACTTCCAGAATTTGCTAGTAATACTTTAGCAGAAGCAATTGGAGGATTCAACCAGTTATTAGGACTGGGTGGAGGTCTTGATGCCAATTCAATTCAGGCATTAACTAGAGGCAGGGTTTTTAACCCATTTAAAGAGCAAGTTTTCCAAAGTATGGCTTTTAGAACCCATAACTTTAATTTTAAATTGGTCTCTAGAAGTGAAGCAGAAGCGCAAAGAGTCAAAGATATTATTAACTATTTCAAACAGGGTGCTACTCCAGAAGTCGGAGGAGCGAAGTTTAATCCAGGTGAAGGTGGAGGTGAGAGCAGCGGAGAGGCACTTAGCACCCTATTTGGGGGTGAAACAGGAAGTAAATTAACCAGTAATAGATTTTTAACAGTTCCAGACTCATTCCATATAAGATTTACCAGAATGGCAGCAGATGGTTCTGGAACTATCTCAGAATCTAATAATCAACTGCACTTTAAAATTCATCCTTCAGTCTGCAGTGGAATTAGTGTTAACTACACACCAGATGGTCAATATACTTCATTTAAAAGTATTAATGGAAATATGATACAGGTTCCCGCAATTGATTTGTCACTCACATTCACGGAACTAAAACTTATTACTCAACAAGACATCGCAGAAGGATTCTAATGGCATCATACTTTTCTTATTTTCCAAACGTATACGTAGGCGAAGGTATCTCTTCAGACGAATCCTTCAAATATCGTCTTGTAAAGAATATTTTTCGTAGAGTAAAGGCAAGAGAAGACCTAGACAAATACACAACTCTTTTTGAAGCATATTCTATTAGAGATGGAGAAACACCAGCATCTTTAGCGTATAGATTATATGATGATGTCAATTTGGATTGGGTAGTTTTGTTGGTGAACAATATCACTGACATATACACACAATGGCCAAAGTTAGAAGTAGATTTGCAAGACTATGTTAATGAGGTTTATGCCGATGCTGAAGGCGTACATCACTATGAAACGCAAGAAGTATTATACAATGGAATGATTTTAGTAGAAGAAGGAATTCAAGTGAATTCTACCTGGCGAACAGTTATGCCAAACGGAGATATTTTAAGTGAAAATCAATCAATATATCCAGTATCTAATTATGAGCATGAATACTTTTTAAACGAGAAAAAGCGTCTAATCTTACTTCCAGAACCATCCATGGTAGAACTCATGGTTTCTGAAATGTACGATTTACTCGAATATCAACCTCATGCTGAATTGGATGACTTCAACAATAAGAAGTCACCATTAAATCTTTCATCTCTATTCTTAAACAGTGTTGGGTCTGGAGCATACACTACTAACATATCTAATGTAGGAGAACCAGTTACTAGTTTTGACTATGGTCCAACTACATCAGGGGCTACAGCAGCAACAGACCCTGGTGTTGTTACATCTACTACTACCACAACAACTACTTCTTCAAGTTCTAATAGTAATTCTGGTTCTAGCGGTTCTTCTGGCGGTTCTGGATACTAAAAAACCCTAGAAACCCAAAATTTGGCGGGAAAATTTTCCGCCGATCCTGGGAATCAAGGGTCGATTTAGGTTAGGGGGGTCACCCTCCATCAATTTGACATCCAACCATGGCACCACCTACGATGCCCAGAGGAATTGCCCAGTAGCGTCCATCACCTCGGGAAGCAGCAGCACCAAGACCACCGCCAGCAATACCTCCAAGAATAGAACCTTCAATGCAGGAATTACTGTCTTCTTGATGCGGTTTTTGCGGAGCGTGATGATGACGTTCACAAGGAACTTTAACTCGCTCTCGGTATGACTTTACATATCCAGGAGAGTTACTCGTGCCAGGAACATACTCTTCACGATATTCATTCCGATAACACTTTTCCTCACGAGCATAACCTCTCTGGGATTCGTATGCTAACCGATTGCTTCGGTCACCAATGCTCTCTGCACTAACAGGCATTGCAACCAGCAGCACCGAAGCAGCGAGCAACTTCGCTTTGAGAGCTGCTCTACGCTTCTTTGCTTGGCGCAGTGCTTGAGGTTTCA